GATTCATGAAAGGAACCAGCGTTACCAATAAATTCAAGTTTATAAACAAAACCAAGGAAATATCCGATTACAGAGGAGATCGTCTTGATGATGGCCTAGTAAGGGTTGAGTTTAAATTTGAAAAGAAAAAGGTAACTAAAATCATAGAAGAAAAAAGGGTTTGTCCATGGTGTCATTCTGAGCCCTGTATATGCCCACGCTGGATTACAAGCTGGACATTTTATGATGGTGGATATCATCATAAAGGAAATTCTTCTGACGATTTTAAGATTTATTGTAATTCTGGAGACAGCGGTTTTTTCACTGATAACACCGTGATGTGTAATTTTTGTAACGCATCTTTTACAGCTGATAATTCGGCACCGCTTGATGATGAAGGGATTACTGTTAAAGGTTCTAAAGTCCGTCAGGATTTTGTCTATGGACATACGGAACCATTGGAAGAAAGTTCTTCTGTCATCATTATAAAATTACGTGGCACGAAGAGCAATGGAACTGTGGTTGAAAAACCAGTTACTGTGAAAACAAAATTGACATGCCCAACGTGTGGCAAGAAATCCAAATCAAGTGCGAAGTTTTGTCGTAATTGTGGTACTAATTTGGAATAGTTAGTTGGGCGTGTTGAGCAATCGCCTACAAGGAGAATTAAATGGTTTTAGCTGAGCTTTTGGATAGGAAAAAAGAGACCAAGAAAAAAATAAAAGAATTAAGGCTATATTTAGGTTTTTGGGCCGCCAATGAAGATAACACAGACGCGGAAAAGATAGATAGTGTTTTAACAAAAATATATAGTCTTTTGGATATCTACCAACAACAGTTATTTTTAATTGGTAAAGTGAACGAGTCTGTTAAGATAGAGATCGGGCAATCCAAAGTATCGCTCGCGAACGCGGTTAGGCTCAGATCTATAATTCAAAAAAAGATTGATGTTCTTGACGGTTTAATAAGCGCTTGTGAATACAACAAAAAAGGCTTATATAATATTTTGGATTTGTTGGAAAATAGAGATAAATTGTTAGACGAGTTTTATATATTGGACAAGGCCATCAAAAGTAAAGAATGGCAGGTTGAGTTGGGCGAATGATTACAGAAAAATTGTGGGTAAAATTTGATAACAGCCTTGACATAGAGTGTTTTTGTGCTTATAATAGAAAGAGATGCCCTACCGAAGCTAAACCTGAATGTAAGTTACATTTGGTTAAGTTCATAGAGATGAGACCATCCAAGGTTGAGCTTGATGATAAAACCAAAGAAATAAAGGCACTTAAAGAAAAAGTGCGGCGAGAAACCAAAAAGATTGAAACTGAGCTACATAGAAGCATCAGGAAGATGAAGAATTTCAGAATTTAAGGAGGATTTTCAAATGATTATCGGAGTATCAGGAAAGGCAAGATCAGGAAAGAATGTTTTTGCTGAGTTTTTGGCGGCAGAAATTTTCAGGAGAACAGGCGAAGCATATATTTTGATGGCATATGCAGACGAACTCAAGAAAATGGTTCAAATGGAATTTGATTTGTCTTGGGATCAGCTTTGGGGGGATGCTAAGGAGTTTGAAGACAAAAGATATATTAAACGGGTTGACGTGGATGAGCACGGTGATTTTGTCACTGTTTATTGGACGGCACGAGAAATTATGCAGGCTTATGGAGAGTTTCATCGTTCAATAGATTGGAATTTTTGGGTAAAGAAACTGTTTTCAATTGTTGATGAAAAAGAATACAAGAATGTTATTATTACCGATGTCCGATATCCGAACGAGGTAGACCCAATTGTAGAACGTGGTGGATATCATATAAGAATTGGCAGACCAAACGCCGATAAAGTACATGGTTCCACACACGCATCAGAAACTAGTTTGGATACGCCTTATAAGGTAGATTTCGGTGTTACAAACGCCGGGACGTTGGATGATCTGAGGAAGCTAGCTGGTGATATAGCTAGTGGTTTGATCCAGTTAAATAAATTTAAGGAGGATTAGAATTATGGCAAGCAAGAAAAATTTGAGTATCAGTATTATGCCAGACGAGGTTATGCATTTTGGGCTGTCAGTATCTAAAGACGGATATAAGTCAGCCAGAGTGATTGTTAAAAGAGGCGACAAGGAATACATGAGTATTGGTTACGAATGGGAAGGCGAAGGTATCCCAGAATTTGTTATGAGTCTTATGGGTTTTGTTAAGGCCAACCAAGAAGAGCTTAATGCCTCTGTTGAAGCAAAGAAGGAAGAGTACGAAGAATATTCAGCAAAGAAATGACCCGCTGGGAAACGTTGGTGACCTATTAGAAAAAAATGTGTGCCAAAAAAATAACTGCTTAAGTTTTAAGCGGCCGGAGGATTTACATGATTTGTTTAAATTGTGGATTTTGGGAAAAGGATGAAGAAAGGGATTTTGATAGTTTTTTGTTTAGTGGCGCAATAAAAGGTTGTTCATATCTATTAAAGCCACGCGGTTATTGTAAAAGGGAAGGCATAGTTACATGTTATGATGAAGGATGTGAGTGGTTTAAAAATACACTCGAGGAGGATGATGACTAATGCCTATACCAATAGAAGAGTTTGTAAACCCTTCTTTTACTAGACTTAGAACTCGATATACAATTGCGGGTATAGAGAACCAACGGGCAAGATTTATGAAGTTTGAACAGTATCCTAGGAGATATCGACACGGATATTTTCCGCAGGCTGGTTATAATCCGAACCACCAATCTACGAGAGTAGAACGTGTACGGCTTGATAATGATAATTTAACACTTAAACCAAGATAAGCCGGAAAGGAGAGATTTATGGTTTCATACGAGGATAGGCTAAAGGTATTTGAAAATGAATTGGAATTGATTTTGGATGACAGTGTAAGGGAATTCACAAAGCTTTGTATACATCAAGCTCCAGATTATTTTTTTACAGATTGTCCCGCATCGTCAACAGGGAGATATCATCCACTTGACGAATTGAGTTGGGATGGAACCATGATACACACCAGAAAAGTATTTACTTTGGCGTATGAATTGTGTCGTGGTTTGGGTTGTGAAGAAAATAGAGACGAAATTTTAAGTGCGTGTATTATACACGATCTGTTGAAGCAGGGCATGACTAGAAGTGGTCATACTACAAAAGATCACCCAGCTTTGGCTGCAGCTCTTGTAGAACGGGTACAGAGAGAAACACCAATGCTTAGTGAAGAATCTTATGAAATTATAAGAAATTCTGTGGGATTTCATTATGGTTTATGGTCTCAAGCACCCTGGTCGAAAAAGCTTGAAGATTACACGCCCGAAGAGCTATGTGTTTATTTGAGTGATTATGTAGCTTCGAAGAGATGTGTGAATGTAAATTATAGAAGATAAAAGGAAAGGAGAGTAGAAATGCCTGAGTTAAACCCAGGAAGTATGGGGAGAAGATGGATCCCAGAAGGTGGCATTCAAAAACACAACGAAAAGATTCATCGGGAAAGTAAGATTGCAGACGACTATAAAAATTTGCCTTTTAAATTTTCTAAACCAATAAAATCAAAAAAACACGTAATTGCTAAATGTAAAAATTGCGGCTATGAAATACATGTTCCAAAAAATACAGTGGGAATAATTTGTCCAGAATGTAAAAAATACTCTGACGTGGAGGTGCTAAGTTAATGGGTAAAAGGGGAAGACCGGCTGGCCACAAACTTAGTGAGGAAAGTAAAAGGGCAATTGCGGAATCAAAAAGAGGACAAAGGCAAAAACAAGAGACAAAAGATAAAATATCTAAATCACTATTAATATATTTTGATCAATTTAATTCTTTGGCTGATGAGCTGGTTGATAGATATTGTAGATTAGATGACGATGAGTTGTGTGATTGGGCAGAAGAGGTTAAAGATGAATTAGACTCATCTGACGATGTTTTAACGCAGAAGAGGATGCGAAACAGCAGAAGGATTGAGATATGCTGTGGATCAAATATAGAATTTTTTAGTCACCAAATGACACCTGAAACCATGGTTATAATCAAAGATCTTATGGAGAAGGACTGTTCCATAGAAGAGATTCTAGAAGACTTATAGGGGGTTTGAATGGCAAGGACAAAAGTAGGGAGACCCAAAAACCCACCAGAGCACAAGGAAATATTAAAAGAGATCATCCCCATAAAAGACATATTTGATGAGGATGAAGAAAGAATATACAATTCCTTGGTGGATGTTTATCTAAAAGATTTCGATGAGGGGGATTTAACATCTAGTGACATGGATGATATATTTTCTTTGGCCATGAACAGAGTCTTAGAGATTCGCCTATTAAAGGATAGCAAAGGCGACATAGACAAACAGGTTGATGTTTCAGCGGCAATAGAAAAGCTGCGAAAGCAATCGGAAAAAATCAAAGAAAACCTGTCATCCAGAAGAAGAGACAGGATAAATCCAAATGAATTTAAAGGGTTTTCAATAGTTGATTTAGCAGTAGCTTATGATGAAGACAGAAAACATGTTTTGATGGCGAAAGTAGAAGACCTGAAAGAAGAGGAAAGGCGCATTTTAGAACAGAGGAAGGATTATACCGGTAATAGGTATGACGTCGATGTTGATACAATGCAGGAGGAGGATTTTTAGATAGTGCCAAAGTTAGAAAAGAAAAATATGGAGCTCATATTATCGCAAGGTAAAGATCTTGTAGATTTTTATATAAAACACCCTTGCATAGCAGCATATGACCTTTTGAATGTAGACTTGGCACCCATACAAAGAATAGTGTTTGAAGACATGTGGTTTAAAAGTTATTGTATTACTGTAGCAGGTCGTGGTGGCGGAAAGACCTTTTTATTGGGTTTGCTAGCTGTACTTAGCTGTTTGTTATATCCAGGCTACAGAGTAGGTTTGATAGCCCCAGTTTTTCGTCAGTCAAAACTCATTTTTGCAGAAGTAGAGAAGCTGTATTCAAGATCTGCGTTGTTGAGAGAAGCCTGCGAAAAAAAGCCAACCAGAGGATCTGACACATGTTATCTAAAATTCAAATCTGTAGGTGGCTTTAACGGATCGTATATAGAGGCATTACCCCTTGGTGACGGCTCTAAGATTCGTGGGTCTCGATTTTATTTAATTGTAGTGGACGAGTTGGCGCAAGTTCCTGATAAAATTTTGGATATGGTTGTTCGTCCAATGGCTGCTACTACATTAGAACCAATGGAAAACGTTAGAAAAATTGAAAGACAGAAAAGACTTATAGAATTGGGTTTGGCCACAGAGGATGATTTTGAGGATGAGACAGTTAACAAAATGATAATGGCGTCTTCTGGTTATTATAAGTTTAATCACATGTGGCGCCGAATGCGTGACTATTGGCAACAGATGGAAAAAGATGGTGATGCCCAATCTCAATACGCTGTTCATCAGGTTCCATACTGGGATTTACCAGAAGGTTTTTTGGATAAGAATAACATCAATGAAGCCAAACGTGTAATGTCAAACTCTGAGTACAGAATGGAATACGAAGCCGCGATGATTTCGGATTCGGAGGGGTTTTTTAAAGCATCTCTTTTAGAAGCTTGTACTGCAGACAGTGGTTTTTCTGTAGAGGTTAAAGGGCGTCCCGGTGAACAATATATTATTGGAGTTGACCCAAACCAAGGAGGCGCTGCCAGTTGTGGCGTATGTGTTGTAAAATTAGGACATATTAATAAAATAGTTAATATATTAGAATTAAAAAAGAAAACAACACAAGATCTTACCAAAGCAGTTCAGAACTTGTGTGATCAGTACAATGTTGTACGAATATTTATGGATAAGGGTGGTGGAGGAAAAGCCGTATGTGATTTATTAGAAGACGGATACGATGGTTATGATCCAATAATAGATATAACCAACAAAGATCATGAACTTATGAAAGGCAGACACATTTTGGAAATGGTAAATTTTAATCCGGGTTGGATTTCGGATGCTAATTTTACCACAAAAGCTTTATTAGAAAATAAAACATTACGTTTTCCAGAACCACCCACCTCGAGCTTAGATTTAGAAGCGGTATCATATGAGAGAGTTAATACACTAAAATCTCAGATGTTAAACATCATTGTAACTCAAACAGCAAGTGGTCTATTACACTTTGACACACCTAAAAAAGGACAGAATAAAGACCTGTATTCTGCTTTGATTTTGGCTGCTCACGGCGTAAGAATTTTCGAGAAAGAGATGCAGCCAGAACCTCAGATAGAGCTATGTAACGCTGGACTCATGAGACAACACCAGCCGGGTTCAGTGTTCACACCTCTTAACGGCCCAAAGACGGGTAGTATAAGCCCGCACGAGGCCGCGCTTCTTAAGCCTAGGAAAAATAAGAGAAAATAAACTAACCTATATAAATATAGAGAAGTATTCATAGGTTAGAGGAGGACATATGGACGAGAAGATTAGTGTCTTTAATCGTACTTTTTGGGATTTGTGGGCTCAAAAAATGCTCAGAAATATAGCATCCATAAAATTCCAATGGCTATTATTATTGTATGTTCCTGTTATATACGGCATGTTTCATATGAAGCCAGGAACTGACGATCCATGGATATCAGCTACATTAGGATTGGGATTTTTAGGCGGTGGTTTTATTACACTGGCAACAAGCCGTATAATTGCCAGAACAAGTTTATGTAACCACGAAGAAGAGTTTAACACAGATAGATAGGAGGTATCGATATGGGATTTTTAAGCGCACTTCCAATAATAGGAAACATAATAGACGGCGCCACAAAGATAATCAATAAGGCCATAGTTGATAAAGACAAACAACTTGAAATGGCAAATGAATTACAGAAGTTGGCCGTAGCAGCTGAGCAAGAAGTTTTAAGGTTAGAACACGAAGAAAAGATGGGGCAGGTTGAAATCAACAAAATGGAAGCGGCCTCAAATGACAGTTATGTAAGACGGGCTAGACCAACAACTCCGTGGATTTGTAATATAGGTCTTGCATATACATTTCTTATTTATCCACTCGGATGTTGGGCGCTGAAAATATGGGCACCAACAATAGAACCACCCCCAATGATTGATGCAGAGTATCTTATGATACTTTTAGGTGGCCTTCTAGGATTTGGTGGCTATCGAACATATGAAAAGATTAAAAAGGTAAGTGGATCCTAATAATATAAAAAACGATTTAAGGAGCTAAAAGATATGAGGAAAGATACCATAAATAAGGTAACAACAGATTTAAAGGAAAAGTACCCTGACATAGGTTTAAAGGCTATTGAAGTAGATGACAAATCTGGAAAGGCTATGTTTTATTTGGAGCCTACTCAGAAGGCGCTGGCTTTTCTCCCCCGCGAAAAAGCCGCTGTTATAACTAGAGATCCGATTGACAGAACGGTTTTGGATTTAATTAAGGCAGATCCATATACAGAGGAGCCAAAACAATCGTTTCAGAGGGCTATTAGATATTATTATGTAGATCCACTTGTTGGTAGCGTAACAAATCTATTAGCCAATCTATCACGCAAAGGCTTTGAAAATGATATAGACGATGAAAACATAAAGGCTTTTTATGATATATGGGCTTTTGATGTTAGATTTAAAGAAGTTTTGGAATGGATTTTCTTAGACTTTTTTAAGGTTGGACACGTTACAACTTACAAGGCCATCGCCAAATATGAACCAAGGGTTTCTCATCTCTCACCTGTTCCAGGGAAAAAGATGAAAAAACCAAAGAAAACCACCGGTGAAATGGAGGCCGAAGAAGGGGCTAAGAAAAATATATGGTCGAAGGGGCATTTGCCAGTAGCCTATACAGTTTTAAATCCTTTATTAGTTACAGTAGAAGGAAGCCTATTATTTGACAAATATAAGATAACCTTGACGCCACCACCAGAATTGAGTGCTTTATTAACTAAACCAGCATCTGAGCTTACCACGGATGAAAAAGAACTTATCAAAATACTGCCAACAGATTTGAAGAACGCCGCGACAGGTGGTGGAACGGTAACTTTAGATCCTAGGCTGGTTGGAACTGTTACATATAGAAAACAACCATATGAAAGATATGCTAAACCCCGCTCAACCCGCGTGTTCGAATCAATAGATTATAAGCATTCATTGCGTGAGGCAGATTTAAGCACATTGGATGGTATTTCAAATTATATTTTGAAGATAACTATCGGTTCTGATGAATATCCTGTAACTACGCAGGCAGAGTTAGAGGCCGTAGCAGCATTGTTTAATACGCCATCAAAAAGTTTTGACGTAGTTTGGAATCATACGCTTAAAGTTGAGAAGATAGTGTCTCCAGAAATTGGAGCCATTTTAGGACAAGAAAAATACAAACAAGTAAATGAAGACATGACTGCTGGTTTGGCAATTTCCAGGGCAATGATTGACGGCGCATCAAACGTCAACGCCGCAGAAGTTGCCATGCTTACCAAAGCCTTAATGGAAGAAATCAACTATGCCAGAAGACAAGTAACACGCTGGATTTATGATGAATATAGACAAATAGCTGAAGCTATGGGGTTTGACAGATTTCCTAAAATTAGATGGGATGACGGTGTTTTGAAGGATCCTATTCTGTATATGTCAACGTTGTCTCAGCTGGTTGATAGAAGAATGTTAAGCTACAGAACGGCATTAGAGGCATTAGGCTTCGACTTCCCGAATGAAAAATTAAACATGGAAGAAGAGTTTGATGATGTACAAGACGGTATTTTTGGTATTATAGGTTCACCATGGCAACAGTCTAAGGGCTTGTTTGGTGGCGGTGGTGGTGGAAATATACAGCCAACACAAAGGTCTCCAGAGGGTACACCGTCTGGCGGGCGCCCAAAAGGTCAGCCAGCTAAACAAAAGCAACCTCAGGAGCCACAAAAAACCGTGAAAACCAAAACAAAACCGCCTCAAAAGACAGCCAGTCTGAAACTTTCTGATGTAATCAGGGGTATGTCTAATGAGGAATATTTAGCCCTTTTGAATCAAATGCATGAGATAAGAAGGGATGAATAATAAACTAACCTTTTATATTATAACGACCCTTATATTATCTTAATGATTTAAGGAGGTTTTAAATGCACAAAGAAAACAATAAAAAAGTTTATCTCGAGGCGGATATTGAGATACATAAAGAAACAGCCGACTTACGAGAGAAAGCAGCATCGGTAATAAACTTACCCGATGAAAAGGTTAAACAACCTGATTTGTTATATTTTTCAGCTATTTTTGTTTCATCCGGAGAAAATTTAAACCACGCTTATTTCCTACCATCAGAACTCGTCAAAGCAGAAGGTACAATCGTTAATAAAGCACTAGATGTAGAACACAAAGAAGATCAAATAATTGGCCATATTTATGAACGGGCGTTTATGGATCATGATGGAAACCCTGTGACTGTGGAAGAAGTAGCACAGCTAGAAGCCGCGGATGTCGATCAGAGAGATTTCCACATTGCCATCGCCGGTATCCTTTACAAATCCAGATTTCCCAACATTGCTGAAGAAGTTTCTAGCGGTCAATGGAAGGTTAGTATGGAAGCATACTATCAAGATTTCGATATTAAAGTCGGAGACCTTATTGTAAGCAAGAAAGAAGCTGAGGCGTTGGGTCTTACTACTGCAGATAAAGGTGGTGTTTTTGGGAGGTTGGCCAAGGTGATTAAGTCTGGTAAAGAAATATCGGCTGGAACAGTTGCTAGAGTTTTGCGTGGTATCATATTTTCTGGGTGCGGAATTGTAAAACACCCCGCTAACCCACCATCTGTGATCTTAGAAACAGCGAAGTCTAAAAAAATAAGCACGGAAGATGGTGTAATCATTTTCAATCTGGATGACGATAATAATGTAACCTCTATTAATATAGAAGACCCCGTTTCCGGGGAGGAGGATAAGAATTTGGAAAATAAGGACAAATCAGAACTACAATATGACGACACAGTTGGAATATGTGTAAATTACAAGAAATACGTGTATGGTGACACTTTTAAGGGACCCAACACGGATGTAATACACGAAAACTGGTGTACGTTGTACGAAGAGGGCTGTACCTCTTTTTCTAGAGACGTAACAGATCCTCAATGTTTAAAAAACAAACGAGACAACGTCGCATATGTGTCCCAAGTAGCTAAGGCACATGCCAAAAAACTTCTAAAAACAAAACAAGAAAATGATAAGAGAGAAGGCTTGGTCGACATGCTACTTGCGGCTTTGGAAAAAGCTGCAAAATATCATTAAGAGGAGGTAAAAGGTTATGCCACAGGCACTTTCTGGTAAAAGAAGAAGTATGCCGAAGGTTTGCACAATCCTTGGCGATGACAATTTAAAAATTGCCTACAGAAAAGCTGGTAATAACCACGTGCCCCCTGTTTTCTGGGGAGATTCATTTACTATGGTGTCTGGTGCCACAGAGGTTGTGATAGCAAGTGGTATCTCATTTCATGGTAGTGACCTTGTCTCCGCTGTCGCTGGATACAGTGCTAACATCACTGCGTCTCCTTGTGGTGATCCCAAGGGAAGATGGTATATTGAAAAGAACGCTAATTTTAACGTTATTAAAATCAAAACCACTGCGGCAATGACAGAAGATGTGGTTTGGGATGTTAAATTCATGTTAGGAATAGACCCAGACATAGAAGGTATTTACTGTAGAGGAAACAGAGGCACTATGCCAAGTTATCCGTAATAGCGGATAAAGCTTTTGGTAGTGGAAAAGGAAATTTGTACATTTAGGTTGGCGTTTGATTTACGTAAAGTAGAAAATCTTGAAGGAGGTATTACTTTATGGATGAAAAGCTGAGAAAGGACATCGAGGCTTGTGTGGCTGCTATCTTTTCTGAAAAAGAAGAAGCTGAAATGAGACGAAGAACCGAAGAAGCCCTTCAGAAAGCCGCTTCAACAATTGAAGACCTTACGAACGCTCTAGAAGAGCGAAACGGCGAAGTAGAAGAGCTCGAGATTAAAGTCTCAGAGAGTGAAACCAAAATGACAGATCTCGAAACCGAGCTTGAGGCAGCTAGGGCAGAGGTCGCAACTGCTGAGGAAAAACTCGCAGAAAGTGTAAACACTCTTGAAGAAATTAAGAAAGATAGAGCTACTGATGTCAGAATGTCTGAACTTGAAGAAGCCGGAGTTGCCCATAGCAATAAAGATGCTAAGGCAAATCAAATTGCTAAAGTAAGGGAAATGTCCGACGAAGATTACGCAGCTTATAAAGACGAACTGATATCTATTAGGCAGGCAGTCCTTGATGAACTCGCAGCCGCAGCCGAAACTGAATCCGAAGAAAAAGAAGAAGCTGAAGAAGAAACCTCAGAAGAAGAAAAAGAAGAAGCCGAAGAGAAAGAGGAAGCTGAAGAAGAAACTGAGGAAAAAGAAGAAGCTGAAGAAAAGGAAGAATCTGAGGAAAAAGAAGAGGCTGAGGAAGAAAGCGAGGAAGAAGGCGAAGAAACTCCTCCTGCTAACGTAGATCCTAACAAGACGGCTTTTGCTGCTCTTAATTTGGATGTTCGCCCTTCAGCCGGTATGCTCGAGAAATATGCCGAATTCGGCAGAGCACTGGCCGAAGCAATGAAATAATATAAAGAATTATAAAGAGGAGGTAAAAGGATATGTTTATACCTAGACATCCTGTTGTAGAAAATCAATTTTGTAGCTATCACGAGAATGAATCATTTGGTACTGCTGGCGTTGGCGGAGTAATCTGCTATGCTGGTTCTGTTCTTTATCTTGTAGAAGCAGCTACCAACGAAGAGCCAATGGTTAGAGCTTATTCTACCTGGGCAGCTTTTGGAGCTTTAGAAGAACAAGAGAAGATTCCTTTTGGTTTCGCTATGCAGAAGGTTAAAGTAGGCTACCATCAGGTTCATCCTGCTGGATTTATGATGCCAGGCGACCTTGGTTCAAGTGATGTTATTGCGCAACCGCATTATAGCACCGCTGGAGCTATTGACGGTCATAAATCTGCGCCTCTCGCTGTAGCTCATCTCGGTGTTTGGGATACAGTTCACTACAGATGTAAACACGCAAGCGGTACAGTAACCGACGGCGATCACATGAAACCAGGTCAGATGCTTTACGTTGCAGCTAATGCTGGTGGAGCCGTTACAAATTACAATAGTGCTTCTGGTGACGACCTTGATAAGGGCGAAAGACTTACCAACGTCACAACTATCGTAGCTCGAGTTCTTAAGGGAGCAAGTGCCGCTAAGTGTTCTGCAAATATCGGGAATACTACGCTTTATCCTATTAGGATTAAGCTTTCGGTTTAAGTTAAAGATAACGGATTAAGACACTGATTTTATGTGTCTCCGTAATTAAATATTAAGGAGGAAGAGTAGATATGGATAAGCGCGAAATGCAAGAACTTTTTAAGGCTACTGCAAATATTGATACGCCTGAGGGACTTGCAGCATATAAGGCTTTCGCAGCTGCTCTTACTACTCCGATCCTTCAGAAGATTGAGCTGGAATCAATCATGAGAAGACTGTTCGCAGTCGAGAGATTGGCTCCAGGAGCACAGGCTGTATACCCTGTAGCAGAGGATTTTGAAGTTCCTGTGTGGGTACTGCCTGGACTAGGCTATATGGCACAAAACTTCATTGAAGGTATTGGAGAAGAGGTTTATGTCCCAACATTTGCTATCAATGCAAGTGCCGATTGGAAAATCACTTATGCAAGAGACTCTCGTGTAGACATTGCCCAAAGAGCCGCATCAAGAGTTGCCATGGACATTGCTAATTACGAAGAAGAGTGTGGTTGGAGAGTTATTATGCCAGCTGCTACTTCAGCGTTTTCTGGTAAAGGTCTATTGGGCTCTCGTCCAGCCCCTATTTATGAAATCGACCCAAGTTCTACTGGCGCAGGATATCTGTCCAAAGAGCTCATCAACAAGATGATCGTTGGTTTCAAGAGAATAGGCAGGACTCTCACCGATCTCTATATTTCACCTGAGGATGCCGCTGACATTCGTGAGTGGACAGATACAGACATCGACCCAGTAACAAGACGCGAGATTTTTCAGGCTTCTGGAATGGGTTCGCTGTGGAATGTAGCACTTCATGAGGTACAGCACCTTGGTGCAACCGGTATGTACAACATCAACGACGATGGTTCTGCGTTTGGCAAGTTTGTTGCCAGCTCCCATGCGTACAACAGTTACACTATCGACCACGGTAACGTAACTGCCGCTGATGGAACGGTTAGCACATTGGGTGAGACCCAGATCATGGGTTTTGACTTAAGTGTTAATGACTCTCTTGTTATGCCAATCCGAAAAGAATATCAAGCGCATGACGATCCAACTCTGCTCCGCGTCCAAAAGGCTGGCTTCTTTGGATGGGCTGAGATTGGCTTTGCTTGTTTAGATTCTAGAATGCTCGGAATGGGCGTTATTGACAGGTCTCTATAATATAGTGTATTATAGAAAAGATATATAGTATCCCATATCTTCGGGTGTGGGATACTATACTATCAACCCTTTGAAAATTTTGGCTATAATTCATATAAACCATGATTATTATAGTCAAAATCATAAACTGACCTCTATTATAGTAGAGGGATGTAAATCCGGTCAAGGGAAAGTTCAACAACCAATAGAAAAGGAAAAGGAGGAATTAAAACTATGAACGGGTATGTAAAAAATAAGTCCGTAACATGGATGCACGCTATGAAAAGGTCTATAGGACCAGGAGCCACGGTTTCTTTAGACGAGCTTTATGAACAATATGGCACAAAACACGATTTAGCGACGGGAGAAGAATTTGCTAATTGGCTCCGAAGCGTTAAATTACCGAATAAAGATGTATGGGAAATAGTTTTTAACGAGGACTCACAGGAATCTACCGAATTAAAGGAAGAACCAAAGGTAGAACAAAAGGCCCCCATAACGGAACTTGCAGAAGAGGACCCTACCAAAGTCACAACAATTCAAGAAATCAAGAAAATGACGGTGAAGGACGTAGTAAATCTATCTGTAAGGAAAGCTAGGGAAGTTGTTCCAAACGTGATGGACTCACATTTGCTTAGATATGCTTTACAGGAAGCAAATCCATTGACTGGAAAGGACAGCCTTTGCAGAATTCTAAGAAAGAGGATTCAAGAATTAGAATTAAGCAGGATTTAAGTAACATAAAACACAAGGGGGTAAACAGACATGGCTAGAAGTTTACTAAGACAATTAGAACAAATTAGACGTGCTGCTACCTATGATGATGCTATTGCTAATGTTAATACTGCGGCAGTAGCAGAGCCTGTTATTTCAGGTTCATTGGAAGAGGATACCAATGTTATTAGGTCCATAATGAAGCAATTCAAAGGGACTACAAATTGGTATGACACCCCAGGTCTTATGTTTGATCCTACCACTACAAACAGTGGTGGAGATTCACTCGTAGACTATAACATGGAAAATGTTAGGGGCCATTCTCTTCGTAACAAATCTGTCATCATAGCCGTAGAAGAAGACAATTCTGGCTCTGGTTATACAGTATCCGGTACTTCTACTGGTACATTAGCTACCATTTCAACAAGATATGCTGGTCAAGATGGTGGTACAGACTGGACAGGTCTTCCAATTTATGCCAGTACAGCCAATGCTGGTCAGTATCATGATGAAGGCGGAAGCTCCAACGTATGCCGTGTAGACGTTCTTGATATGAGTTCCGGTCAGGAATTTGATGATGGTACTGATATTATTTATGCTATGATGTACGACGGCGCCGATTTTGGTGGAGCTGGAGCTGGGACAGACGTATACTTCAGATTCTACAAAAACGGTAACCCATGTGACCTTACAGGTACTGGTGTAACCAGCGTAGCATTCGTATATCCACAGAGAAAAAGAATGTCAGACGTTCAAGAGTGGGAATGGCTACGAACAGACTTTGTAAGTTCTTGGGAAGGTGACGTAGAGCTAACTGAAGACATTTCTAACTTGTGGTCATTTACCGGATCTTCCGATAACACATCTGCTCCTACTTGGACCAACAGTGGTGGAAACTGGTCAATCGGAGCAGGTACAGTCGATCTAGAGGGCGGAATAAATGATCTAAATTCTTCTGTTGGCGATATGACATTTACAGAAGATAATTACATCACAGATGGATGGTCAGTAGCGGCCTCTTTAGATGCCTTGGATCAGGCTATAAAAGACAACGCTGATGCTATTTCAGCTGCTTCCGCAGCTAAATATGTAGAATCTCTATCAGCTCAGGCCGATGCTAATACAGTTCATGCCCTACCAGCCGGAGTAACTTACACACCTGATGCTACAGCTGGTCAGGAAGGTAAAAACATGGACGTATTCGTAGACGGTCAGTTGCTTGCAGCAGACACTGGCGCTAATGGTGTCAATGCTGACAGAGACTACGGTGAAACCACAGCTTCAGGTATTACCTTTAGATTTAACGTACAGGCGGGTAGGAACGTAACCTATCTAGTAAGACAATAACATCTAATTGTCGAGTAAATTAGTGGGCGCGGTTTTTCCGCGCCCTATAAAATCGACAATGTTTCTATCGCCTATTCATTAATATTTCCACTATATAATAAGGAGGTTAAAACATGGGTGTTAATTATACAAATATAACTTATAATACCAGTTATCCCACGCCTCCAGCCATCCAAGTAAATAATTTTGACGGAGACCAAACGGTCGATGGGCTTGATGTAGACATATCACTTAAAGGTCCGTCTGGATGGACGCCAACGCATTATAAGTTGTGGAATATTAATGGAGTCACTACTTCCGGAGCGGCCTCGTGGGTAGCATTCGTAGATGCAGGTGACAATAATATGGAAGTTGCCAGCCAGACGCTTATAGCACAAGCTGGCAAGCAGTATATATATGGACAATTTCATCATACTGTTTCTGGAACCACAGATACTGTCACCTCTAGCGGTGTTACATGGTCATGGACCGATCCAATTATCCATTCGTCAGTTGGATGGGTATCAGCGTGGGCAGGTCTAAACTATGGTAGTGCAAGTAGTGCTACGTTAAGAAACTCAACTTATAATATAGACATAGCATTAAGCAAAACAGGTATTCCACATTTAAGATACGGTGGAAAAGACTTTTCAGATATTAGAGTATCTGGTAATACAATTCAAGGATCTTCTTCAAGCTATTTAGGTGGCTTGTTAGAAGCTGATGCCAATAATTATATAACAATTACCAAAACTTTCGATACAGATGATACTCCACTTGTAAAGGTGGATACTGGTTCTGGATATATAACACTTACCCAGCATGACGGTACAGAAAGAACTGGTCTTGCATCGGGGTATACTGATAGAATATCCAATTATAACTGGAATAGTGGAACTAAAACCCTAACTTTTAGAGTACATAAATTCTCCACTTACGGTTTCTGTACAGTAAACAAGGTAGAATTTACTGGAGATTCTACAACCGCTGGTTATAATGGAACTTCTATTTCTCTTAAAGTATATGTCCAAGATTCCGCAGGAGAACCCGTAGAAAATGCCCCGGTAACATTCTCCGGAATTGCAGGAAGTTCAATTGGTAATTTCTCCGCCAATCCAGTTAACACTGGAGCAGATGGTATTGCAACTGCTACACTTAATCTAACCTCGATTGGTAATCAAACATTTGATGCTTATGTAGATAATGTACATACTGACCCAGATCAAGTAACATATTGTATTGAGTTCCCAGCAAACATTGGTAGGAGCTTACTACGTCAGTATGAACAAATCAGGCGTACAGGAACATATGATGATGATATTTCCAACGTAAATGATTCAGGTGTAGCTGAGCCTACTGTTACCAGTGGTTCAGAGTCTCGTTTGGAACATGACATGAATGTTCTTAGAACGATTACAAAACAACTTAAGGGCGGAACTAATTGGTACGATGATCCTGGATTGATGTTCGATCCAACCACTACAAATAGTGGTGGGGATAGCCTTGTAACTTACAACGCAGAAAATGTTAGAGGACATTTCTTACGCAATAAAACCGTTCTTATAGCAGTAGAAGATGATAATTCTGGTTCCGGATATACTACAGCTTCTGGTAATGCTGGTATTTTAAATACTAATATTACAACAGCGTATGCTACCTGGGCTAATAGAACTGGAGTTCCAATTTTCTCTAGCGCGACTGGAAATTATCCAGATGAAGGCGTCAGCGACAATGTATGTGCAATTGACTTGATAGATACATCCACCGGAGCAGAATTTGTTGATTCTGGTGGCCATATTATTTATGGTAAATTCCATGATGGAGCAGATTATGGTGGAGCCGGAAATGGAACAGATGTATATATCAAATTCTATTCTGATGGAAATCCATATACATTTGAAGCTGGAGATCCTACCAACATCATGATAATTTATCCATTGAGAAAAAGAATGTCTGATATGAATGAATGGGAATGGACTAGAACAGACTTTGTAAGTTCATTTGAAGGCGACGATGAACTAATAGAGGACATTGAGGATTTATGGTCATTTACTGGAGCAACAAATAATGACACGTCTCCTACTTGGACCAACAGTGGTGGAAACTGGTCAATCGGAGCAGGTACAACCGATTTAGAAGGCGGAATAAATGACATTAATGCTTCTATTGGTGACATGACATTTACAGAAGATAATTACATCACAGATGGATGGTCAGTAGCATCCTCTTTAGATGCATTAGATCAAGCTGTAAAGGATAATGCTGACAATATTGGAGATTTTTCTGCGGCTATATATGTTGAGGAGCTAGCAGGAGATATTCCAGCAGGAACTTTACATCAATTATCATTTAATTATACTCCAGAAGATGCCCTAGGCCGCGAAGGGCAGAATATGGACGTTTTTGTTGATGGTCAGTTAATGGCTGCCAGCACTGGTGTTAATGGTGCCGCTGCAGACAGAGACTACGCAGAAACTACTACTTCAGGTATTACTTTTCACATGGACTTGCACCAAGAATCCAACATCACCTATAGGGTGAGGATGTAAGGAGGAGGTAAACTATGGCATATACACCACCAGCAGGCGACGCTGTTAACTTCAGTTTTACAGGAGGTTACTCTGCGCCGAACGGAGACGAGGTGCATTTCTTATTTGGTACTGTGGGTGTTATCACTATTAATTCTGTTTCTAGGGCCACCATTGGAGATATCGATGGCTTTGATAGGTCTATTATCAATTGGCAGAGCGATATTGCTGGAGAATATGTTGTGGAAATGGGAGGATCTGGACATGATACTGGAGATCTTCTTGAATCCGGCTCAATTCCTGCCAACACCCCATATGAAACAGAAATTACCGATACCGACATTACCACTGCCTCAGGCTTCGTAGGTGAGGCCTCCTACGAATTTAATATTTATGTGAAAAGTGAAGACGATATCTGGACACCATATCATTATAGCGGCTAATTATAGTATATAGAGGGAGCATGGAAACATGCTCCCTTTTACAACATAGGTAAAACCTAGGATAACCGTGGCGCCATTAGGTACCATTAGCTGACGAGCCGGCCCTAGGGTCTATAAAAAGGATGATTTAAAAGTAGAAGGAGGAACTAACATGTTAGGATTAGATGGAAGAGATGAAAGGAATCAACTTAGAAAATCCATTATAAAGGCGGAAGAGGAAGAACTCGTAACCAAAGAAGAAGTTGGTTTTATTGTAACTCTGACTCAAAGATTTAGAGCTGATATAGAAAAGAAAGTTAAACAACTGCATCAGCTGCAAGGTGAGATTGCACAATTAAAAGCCAACGAGGCCATTATAATTGGTTTAGTAGAAAATCTTGTTAAGGCTGCAGAAAGAGACAAAGCTCGCCAAGAAACGGCAGCTAAGCTCAGAGAAGCCAGAGAAGTTGAAGAAGAACGTCATCGTGCTAGAAAAGCTGCACTTCCTAAGGAATCAGCAGACGGTGATGAAACAGCAGAAGAACTAAAAGAAAAAGAATCTAAAAATAAAAAATAAAACTACATAGAAAGACAATTATCATAGAGCCAAAAAACACATAGTGCCAACATACTTTCGGCACATTCTATGTGTCTTTCGATAAATAAAGGATGAAGCGTATGATGAAGAATAGCCTGTGGTATAGGCATATAATTCCGTATCCATATCATAGGGATAATTGTATAAAAAACAGCTTACTTACGCCTAATTCTGCTTTTATCTGCTGCCGCGCTAGGATTAATTCCTGGAGCGGCAGTTTAGTTTTGAGGTAAGGGATTTCTGACTTATGATCATTTTAAGAAAACCAGGCAGACGAATAATAACCGTTATAATAGCCGACGAAATCGGAGGCGTACGAGACGGTAGTAACCAGGTTTTCACTACAACATATGATTATGAGCCACACAGAATTAATTTCTTTTATAATGGTCAGGCACTTCATAGTCCAGATGATTTCGACGAAACAGGGTCTAATGAGATAACTCTCAAATACATTTATCCAGATGATACTGATGAATTGAGAGCTGACTATGAAATGTTGGGCGGAACCACGACATCTGGAAATGATCATGGTTTATTAATAGGCCTTCTTGATGATGATCATCCACAATACCATACAAACGCCCGTGGTGATGCCCGCTATTATACTCAACCAATAGTTGATGCTAAACTGGCCGCGCAGGACGAATTTATAGAATTATTAGACACACCAACAACTTACAGCGGAAGCGAAGGGAAATATGTCACGGTCAAAAGTGACGGGACTGGGTTGGAATTTAGCAGTGTTGGTGTAGAGCAGGCTGGTATAGAGGATATAGCCAATGGAGCGTCTTCGGTAAACGTAACATTTGGTTCGTCTTTTGCAAATACGAACTACATAGTTACGTTGGGTTTACAAAACACAGTGGCAGAATCAAAATCTGTTTATGCTATGCTTATTTCTAACAAAACAACTGCTGGATTTACTGTGCTTTTTTCAGGAGATATGGATTCATCGAATTACAAATTGAATTGGATTGCTAAAGCTAGCTAGCAAGGAGGTAAAGATTAATGGCTAAATTTCAAGATAAACATCTAAAGTTAAGGGATAATCAGAGGGCATATTTTGGTGATAGCGATGATTGTAGTATTTGGTTTGATGGATCTCAGTTGCGTGTGTCCTGTACTGTTAGTGGTGTTTATCCTACTCAAAGTTATCATCTTACAACTAGACAATATGTAGATGAACTTGAGTTTTTAGATTTAAATGATACACCAGCTACATATTCTGGATTTGGTGATTATTTGGTTGTTGTAAATGCTGGAGAAACCGGCCTAACGTTTACATCTGTAAGTGGACTAAACATTTTAATGGACCACGGTCTTTTAGACGGTTTAGGAGACGATGACCATCTACAGTATGTTAGAGCCGACGGCGGCGTAAATGATACTAGAGGCTTTACTGCTACTGTTAGTGGTATTTATCCAACAGCGTGGTTCCATTTAACAACCAAACAATATGTAGATGAAAGAACACGCGATCACAGAACAGGTAGAGTCGCATTGGCGCTAGATGATGATAGAAAAAGTGTTACTTTTGCTACGCCGATGTCAGATACCAACTATAGTCTGAGCGTAATCATGAGAAATTTTGTAGATGACATTAAAGATAAGTCTATTTACGCTATGATTATAACTGGAACTACAGTAAGTGGGTTTGATGTATTATTTTCAGGTGATATAGATTCTAACAATTATTATTTGGATTATGTCGCCGCATCAGATTAAAAAATTTTAAGGAGCTATAGATGGCTAGATTTAAAGGTAAAGACCTATATTTAAATGATGATGATCAGGTCTATCTTGGAGACAACCACGAGGCAGCCCTGTGGTATGCGCAAAATGAGTTGCGTTTAGATCATACTATCAGTGGAACTTGGGCTACCCAGGGCTACCACTTGGTTCGTAAAGATCAATTACCCGACGAGTTCCTGGATTTTATAGATACTCCAGCAACTTATTCTGGCTATGGCGGTGAATATGTAAGAGTTAAAACAGATGAAACTGGTTTAGAATTTTATACACCACCAACAGGAAGCGGAATAAACTATCAAACTATTGCGCCAGGTGCATATATACTTGGAACAAACAAACCAGGTTTTGAGGTTTTAGGTCCTATAGCAGGTCTGGCCTTTGATGACAGCCGACAAGAAGAGGTTTATGGAAGCCTCACAATACCAGGTGATATAAAATCTGGTAATGATATGTTAGTATGGTTGGATTATTTTAATGACGGCGCACAAGTAGGTACAAACACATGTATTTGGAAAATAGATTATCATACGTATAGCCATGGAGAAAATTATAGCGCGAAGACCACAACGACAATATCAGTTAATAGCGTATTGCCAAACAATGCAGCAGCAGGTACAGAACTAAGAGCTACTTTGACATTATCTTATAATGATGCTAATAACCCATTGACCAAAAATATAATTACTTTCAGGTTGTATAGAGATGGTACAAATGCATCAGACACTATGACTGATGATGCGGTTTTGGTACAAACTACAGTTAAAGCAATAACGGAGAGTATATAATGGGTATATTTACGCCTTTATTATCAGAAGACACTTTTATAGGGCTGCTCGATACACCAACTACATATAGCGGCGGCCACCATAAATATACCAAAGTTAAAGATGACTTTTCCGGATTGGAATTTGCCTACGCTTTGGCTGGTGTTACGTCTAGTGGAACAACTCCTCCAGATCACAATGAAACACATTTATGGTATAATTCACATCCTGATTGGAATATGTTTTTTATATGGGATGTCGGCCGGCAAAAATGGTTAAGTATGGCAAAACAGAATTATCTTTTTGCATATGGTGGTTCTGTAGATGGTGCTTATGTATCTATAGGAAATGTAACTGACTCTTCTGCATATTATTATATTCCTAGAACTGCTACTATAACAGCTATAATGGCTTCTGAGGCTACGAGCGGTGGTAGCGAGCCAACTAAAGAATTTGAACTTCAGAATGCTGGTGTGGCAATAGCTGGTGGATATTTTAAAATGTCAAATTATGAATATTTTGATTTAAGTACGGACATTGATTTAGACGATGGTACACAATTGCAGCTATATGCATATAAGGAAGGAGCGGGTTCTAAAAACCCAATCATTATGCTTGAATTATCATGGAGGTATCCAACACCATGACTTTAATAGCTAGAAATACAACGGCTAGTGGAGTATCTATAGCAGACCTTTCTGGATTTGTTTTTGATCCTTATGAGGAAAGAGATCTTAGTGTATATTTCAGCAAAGCTAAATTATCAGAATCAGAAGATTTGGATAATTTTATTCAAGCAGGCATAATTGTTTTGAATGACGGCGAAGAAGATTTGCCCACCTCTGAGGCTTTGACACAAACAGAACTTAGAACACATCGCGAGGAAGATATCCGTTTTATGCCGTTTGCTGGTGGCACATTTACTGGCGATGTATTTATGGGCCCCAATACTATTTCTGGGACACCGGGTTCTCATCTTTATATGTCTAATCTTTCTGGATTTAATTATAATATTACAGGACTTCCTCATGATAGCTTTATAAGTTTGACAGATACTCCTCCAACTTATGAAGGTTTAAGCGATTTATTTGTTAGAGTCAATGCTTCTGAAACGGCGCTTAAATTTGTGCCAGTTGGATTTCTTGATTTGTATGATACTCCTGCTACATACAGTGGATATGAGGGACATATATTAGCTGTTAATGCAGGCCAAACGGGTTTTGAATATGTAGCGCCACCACCAACATCGTTTTTAGATTTAATAGATACGCCAGATACTTATAATTACACTGGTGAGAGTCAATATCTAAAAGTAAAAAATGATAAAACTGGATTAGAATATACAACTATAAGTGGATTCGATTATTCAATTATTATAAACAGCCTAACGTGGCAAGGGACTCCAACCTACGATGGAGATATACATATATTAGGATGGCATGAAAGAATATATAATGTGCCACCACACGATGTTGAAGATCCATTTAGTCTGTCCAGTGGAGGGACCGTAGATTCTCCAGAAAAACTTTTTCACACACATGCAGTTGTTGATATATTGACAACAACCTCTACGCCTTTTACGCTTACAATAAGTGGAACAACAGTAGATGAAGCTTCGGGTATATATTCGAAAGACTCAGAGAACATAACAGTAACAGGAACCGGATATTATCAGTCAGGTAAATCTTTTGTAGATGAGCCAGAGTTTAAAATAGCGGAAGCAACCAAATCTTGTACTTTTGATTTATATAGAACAACCTATTGGGATGCTGGAAACAGTAATTTTACAGTAAGAGGATGTATATTTGAATGGACACCAGATCAACCAAACTGGCTTGTGGATGTAAAAATATGTCACATTCGCGCCGATGGAAGTCGACACGAGATAGATAGCATAGTCTTTGATAAAGACGATACGTACACTAGAGCCGATGACTCCGAATCAGGTAAGTACAAAAGAACTGATTATAATTATCATATATATTCCGCTACCGCAGATGAGGGCATTATGATATGCATGAATCAGCGCGGAATAGGAAACTATTATTTTGAATTAAAATATAGTTTTATGACTTCTTAATTGGAGGTTCTAAATAGTGGAAAGAATAGATAAATTTTGTAGAATTCCTGGACATAGTGAAGATATAGATCACTATTTTATCCATCAAGAGGATACTCCAACAACTTATAGTGGCCACGCGGGTGAAATGATTGTTGTTAAATCAGATCATAGTGGGTTAGAATTTGGAACTGTGAGCGGAACAGGAACAGGTATTGTAAGAAAATATCCAGCGCCCCCAACTAGCGACCATTATTGGCACAACTTAAATGACAACAGATTATATGGCTATGATGAAAGTTGTGGTCTGTGGCTAACTACAAATAGAATTGCATATGGATTTGCAAAAAACACATTGAATTTTAAAGGTGCTTATGTTTCATATGGAGAAACAAACCAAGCTTCTACCGGACCTCTCGTCCCACACCCGGCTAGAATTGTGGGTATATATGGTAGAAACGACCTTGCATCCCCAACAAGACAAATAGAGTTACATGATTTTACAACAACTATTAAAACGATAGGTTGGCCAAATAAAAACTTATATTGGACAGAGGGTTTAAATGTTAATGCGGGCGCTATTTTGAAAATTAAAGCGAAATCTTCAAATAATGATAGGTTAGATTATCCAGTTATTTATATAGAAATAGCATATAGATACGACCCAACCTGGGACGGAACTTTACCTGATGGAAATGATTTAGGAGCGTAATGGAGGAAAAATGTATCAAGTAATAGTAAAAAACAACACTGCTTCTGGAATTTATATAAATGATTTGGGTGGTTATTATATAGCAGCATCTGAATCGGATGATGTGGCAGAAGTATTTAATCCATACGAAATATCTATATCCCATAATTTGGCTGACATGGTTGCGTCTTCCGCTGTGACCATAAATAATGGTGCAGAAGATCTAGATATAGAACCCGCACTGTTACATATAGGAGTTAAAGATTCTTTTAGATCTTTACTTGATACCCCAACCACATATGTTGGAGCAGCACCTAAAGCTGTGAAAGTAAACCCAACAGAAACTGGTGTGGATTTTGTTCAGGAATATAAACAGATGTCTTGGCATAAAACTATTACTTATAATGGTCGCTCAAGATTAGTTGGTTGGTATATAGACGAAGCAGACGATGTGTATTTACAAAGTGATGGACCTATACAACCATCTTCTCAATATTCTAATAATTCATTTTTTGTAATGAATATGACAAGTGTATCCGGAGCACCATTTACAGTCACTATTAGTGGAACATCAATGAGTGATATTACATTTTCCACATATGAGTGTATAGATAGTATAACAGTTACAGGTACAGGATATTACAAAACTAATTATAGGTTTGTCAATACGCCATCTTTTTCAATTCCAGAAGATAATAAATCTTGTATATTTGATTTGAAAAAAACTAATCCGTTTTCTTTTGGTGGCACTAAAGTTTCTGTTCAGAGAATTCGTTTAGAGTGGGTTCCTGACGGAGAGGATTGGGAATTAGTTGGGAGTGCTTTGCATATACATGCTAATGGATATGCTCACGAGTTGATGGGAGGTCCATATATTTTTTCTTCTGAAGATATATATTTGAGAGCATCTCAAGATGAGCCAGGAATATTTGATGTTAGTGTGTTTGGAGCAGAAGCATATGTAGATGGTTCCATTGGGGAAGGAACAGTTATACGTTTTGATTCTACTTTTATAGGGGCACTTACTCTTATGTTGTGGTACAAGGAGGCTGTATAAATAATGACATATCCATTTAAATATAAATTTATACCAAATGTTCCAACGCATGATATTGATATGGAGCATAGATTTTGGCGTCTTATAGACACTCCTACAACCTATAGTGGATATGGAAAAGATTTTGTAACGGTAAAAGAAGATGAATCTGGTTTAGAATTTACGGATTTATTTACTGTTGTAAGTGGTTTTATGTTTTTCAAAGAAGTCTCTGATGATACCATGTCTACTACAACAAGTACACAGTGGCAAGAAAAAGTGTCTTTAGAAATATTTGATATTCCAGCAGGAAGATATAGAATTGGATGGTTCTATGAATGGCAAATGAGAGGTGGCTCATTTAATTTTAATTGCAGGGTTCGAGTAGATGATGCAACTAATTTAATGGAGCAGGTGCAAGAACCAGCTGATTCTGCATCTGGATTATGGCATCCAGTTGGTGGTTTTGGTTATATTACTTTAGCGGCTGGGGGTCATCATGCCGACTTAGATTTTTGTTCTAGTTTTATAGACAAAGAGGCTTGTATAAGAAGAGGCCGCTTGGAGTTTTGGAGGATTTCATAATGGCTGAAAGATATAGATATTCAATACTAAATGATTTTCCAAATTCTATGGTAAATACATCTATGCTAACTATAGAAATAAAGGAAAGCAGTATTTCTGAGACACTGTCACATATAAATACATGGAGTGATAACTGCGATATTTGGTTTGATTCTGCTTTAACTTCCCCAGACGAAACAGAATTAGACGAGATAGTGGCTACACATTCTGGAACTGAACCAACCGAAGAGTTGTATTTCCCAGCAAATTGTTATGCATATGCAGAAGCATTAGATGAATCATCTACCACAAGTACAGATTTTGTAGAGAAACTTAGCCTTTCCGTAAAAGATGTCCCCCCTGGAATATATAGAATAGGATGGTCTTTTGAATGGTCTTTTTCTGTTACACTTTTTCAAGATTTTTTAGCCAGGGTTCAATTTAATAATACTTTTACGTTGTCAAATTTAAAAATACAACCTAGAAACTGTTATGCTGATGACGCCTGGCAGCATGTAGGTGGTTTTGCAAAAATGGAAATAGACACTTTGGGTGATTATGATATAGATTTAGATTTTGCTACTACCGGTGGAATTCCACCTAGGGCGTCATATATAAGAAATGCCAGACTAGAACTTTGGAGGATTTCGTAATGGCTAATAAATATACATACTCATTAGATGATTTTCCATATGACAAAGCAGATGGAAGCAGATTGAGTTTAGAAATTCAATCAAGTGCAATTGTTACCGCTTTAAATCACATAAATGTTGGAAAAAATAATTGTGATGTATGGTTTAAAGCAGAACTATCATCAGGCGATGAAACAATATTGGATGGATTAGTTGCTGCTCATAGTGGAGAAGTGCTTCCTGAAGAAGCTGCACCAACAATGTCGGATGGTAGGCCATTAGTTAGAGCCGATACACGTCCTTTAGAAACACAGACGTATTTTACCATGTCTGGTGATACTGTTAGTGGTATTGGAGATGGAAAAATATTAAAATGGAATTTTGCACACGACGAAGATGTTTATGATTCAAATGATTACGAAAATGGTCCAACAGTAGTCAGCGGTATGAAATGTAAAGTTATGGAGGTGTGGTTTAATGATCCTGTTTATCTAAAAGACGGTTCTTTATATTTTCAAAACGCCAGTTTTGGATCTTATGTCTGTATGTATATAACAGTTCCGGCTGGAAATTATTATCCTAATGATGCAGGGCCAATACCAGCTTCTGCGTTAGGGCTGCCCGGCGACCAGATGTATGCTTATGCGTCTAAAAAGGTATTATATGCATGTTATGTCATGAAGCACCATATGGTGGGGGATTGTACTATGGGTGATGAGTTAAACGCCGAAGGTGCCCAAGTAGACGCTATACCAGCCGGTTGGTATATAACTGGTATAATTTGTACGGATGAAGATAATAATAATTTTAGAGGTTTTGGTTCTCTTGAAATGTATAGAGCACACACAGTGGTACTTCCAGGAGGAGCACCAGGAGGCGAATAAAATGATAGAAACTGCCGATATACTTTTGACAACATCAAAAACTAGGCTCGGTAGAATTATCATATGGATATTGAGGATCTTTCAATCTGATCCCGTTTTCTTTAATCATTGTATTTTAGCGGCCAACAATAAATTTGGTATAGAAGCTGCTACTAGTGGTATTCAATATTGTGATATGCGCAAAAAAATGGAGGCCGCAAAAGCTTATAAGCTTATAAGATGTAAGTGTATAACCGACGCTAAAAAAGAAAATATAGTTAAATCAACTAGAAAACTTGTTGGTTTACCTTATGGATTTAGAAGATTGGGATTACAATTATTAGATCAAATGTTTTCAACCGACTTCTTCACGCGCAAGTTAGGTGATAATAGATGTCAGGTATGTTCAAGTTTAATAGCCTGGGCATACTATGTCAGATGTAGAGTTAGATTTAATGGTGTCAACTGGCAGAGCTGTGAACCAGACGATGTAGACGACGAAGTTTTAAAAAACCCAGATATATGGGAAGTTGTTGCTGAGAAGAGGGGATAATGGCTAGAAGCAAACTAAGAGAAAATCAGGTACAAGACGTAGATTTTTTGTCTGAGGCAGAGCACGCTACTACTTCACATACGTTTGGAGCTCTTACTGACGTGCCAGCTCTTAGTGGAAACGAAGGAAAATATCTACGCATCGATTCTACAGCCTCAGGTATTGAATATGTTACCATAGATGATAGTGTTGGTATATGGAAAAAAATTTCGTCAGACTACACTGCGTCTGTTGGAGATAATTTATTTTTGGATAGCACGGTGGCTGGCATAGTAATAACCATGCCGTCTAATCCGGTTATGGGGAGCGCCGTAGCTTTTATAGATGGAGAGGGTAATTGTGCTACTAATAACATTACAATCTCCGGCGCCGGCGCCAAAATAATGGGCTTAGACGAAAACTTTATAGTAGACGTTGATAGTGCAGAATTCAACCTAGTCTATTACGAATCAGATGACGGGTGGAGGCTTGGCCCAATAGGACACAATATAGGACTCAGAGCAGGAGATGTTCTTGTAGATCGCGGAGATCCAGCAGACTATGATTTTACGGTTGGTGATTTTACATGTGATAGTGCCTACCACGATTTAGATTTGTCATCAATAGTTCCATCAGGGGCTACATGGGTAAAAGTTAAAGTTGTACTCGCAGATGATGCTGTTGACTCGTATTTTGCGCTTAGAAAAAATGGGAATACAAATACAAGGGTTTCACTTTCAAATAGAATTAGAGTTGTAGATAAAACGCATTATATTACGGGGTTTGTGCCTTGTGATTCAAACAGAGTTATTGAGTACTCAGCTACAAACACTACATTCACCACTATAAACCTAGTAGTTACAGGATGGGTTTTTCCTGGTTCGGTTAACGACGCATTGAAAACAGACGGAACAGCGGGGAGAGTTTATCGTGCCTGTTATATATGTATAAAAGATGGAACAAACGCAAACACAATAAACTGTGAGGTGTTTAGTCGTTTCAACGGTGACATTATAGCCGAAACAGATAATATTGTAAAAGATGCTACAACAGGGCACTTTACGTTAGATTCTACTGGACATTTTCTTTATATTGAATCTACAGGCCTTACTGGAAATACATTGCATGCAATGGGCTGCCTTATATATGCGGATATCGGAATTGCAACTCCTATTTGTCAAGTGAAGAGAGATGAGAGTAGTGGCGGCTTGCGTATCAACCTCACAGATCCAATCACAGGCGATATATATGATTTTACGTCGCTTGTAGATAACGAAACTGGTTATATATATATTGATTTTTTCTATTTAACAGATGAATAAAATAAAAGGAGCTTAATAGATAAGTGATCAAAGTAGACGAAAACGAACAGTTTCCGATAGTTGTTGCACTTATAGATGAGACTACCGGTATGCCCGGTACAGGGCAAACTGTTTACTATGAGATCCGGGGCGCTGATGATTCGTTTCTGACGCCTCCTATTTCTGGTATATTACCAGAGTCCGCTGTAGAAGGTGGCGTATATAGGACGACAGCAACGATCGCCGATGCCGGCGAATATGTGATTTATGCCACATGTTCTGGTTTTGTAACCAGCGCGGAAGATCTCTTAGTCATTCCTGAGACCGCTTATAAAGCTCACAACGTGTCTGTTGAGGATGTACCAAGAACTAATGCTGTGGCTACAGCTTCGCAGACTGCTAGAAATGTCCCAATGAATAAGACGGATTATATCATCCACAGAATTAAGTTGAGCACTGATCCAGACTGGACTGGAACTGTAACTTCTGGCATTATTTATGCTCATTACAGGAATATTTCGGATGATCTTCCATACTTGATGGGAGGCCCATTCTAATGGACATTCGTTATTTGTCCACAATTGGCTATGATTTTTACACCGAACCTTGTACCACGGTTAGTGGCGAGCCATGCGGGCCTGGAAGCATTCAGTTAGAATTGGGTTGGCAGTTAATAGCTATACCAATTGGATATGGTTACTGGGATAATTCAATTCACGATCATGTACATGATAATGTAACGGTATCCAAGTTTTCAAATTATATTTTGGATCAAATAACAGATTTATATGGAAGTGGGATTGTAGAAGTGGCAAATACATATGTAGGCGATAATCAATTTTTCTGGAATTATGTTGTGGGTAGCACACCTTCAGGCAGTCCCCATAACTTCCAGCTTATATATGATGATGGTGTGCATAGAGAAATATCAGGTTTTTGGATTAAAATTGTTGGCGGAGCAGCGCCATATACAATAACGTGGGGTTAAATAAATGGCTTTAAACATCACCTTTGATGGCTATGTATATTTGAATGATGGAACCACATTAGCAGCGGCCAATGTGAAATATCAGGCATACTTTTATAAAGTTAATGCTGGATCTTCTTCATCAACGTGGAATGCCGTTAGGACTACTGAGGGCGGTGGTGGAACTGATGGCTACTATTCATTAAATTTAGGTGATGGTGATTTTCTAACACAAGATGGAACAGCAAGCGCAGGGGATATTGTTGTTATAGTTTTTTGGAAGCCAACTTCAGCGGGAAGAACTGCTGGTTGTGGCCCCCTAACAGAGTGGGGTTGTTTTAGGGTAGTTTTAGGAACCGGCCCAGGTATGACAAGTGAGTCAGTTTATACGAATGATGCACAAGTAAAGACTAATATATGTCCAAATTTATCATGGATTTTACCACTTACTGGAAATGTAGGACAAACAATTCCTGCAACAAACAATAGTACAGACACACATCAGTGGAATTTTGATGGCGCCAAATCTGCTGGCTCTGTTACAATGTGGCAAAGGAACATATATTATACAACGCTTCAAACTGTAAATGCTGTAAACAACACAGACTATGATTGGGATGATGGAAATTTCGATTTGAATTTGCCCGGCGCGGCAAGCAGTAGCCATGCATGGATGAACCCAGGTAATTATCTGGTAGAAATTGTTATAGAAGACGAATGTGGTTGTACAGTGACAGGAACAAAACCAATACAGATTTTAAATAATGCACCAACATGCGGTATAACAAGATGCCAAGGGGATGGAACACCAATAGTTGGAAATAATGTCTATCCTCCAAACACAGTTGTTTGGTTCAAATTTGATGGGACAGATGTAGATGATACCATTACTAGTATAGATTGGGAAATACATGATTCTGGAATATATGGAAGCAGTGTTACTACAACTAGTGGAGCAAAAACAGATGTTATTTTACATACAACTGGTTCAGGAACAGCTTGGTGTGGAATTTTTGCACCTCCGCTTCCTGCGTTGGGGGCATTTACAAATCCTGGAGATCATTTAGTGAAGGCCACTGTTCATTGGAACGACGGTTTTAATGATCACACTCTTAACTGCAGTGAAATATTTACACAACAAAAATTTAGCGG